CTCTAGTCGGCTGGGTCGCACTGGCGTTCCTCCAGCCTCTGTGTAGATGCTAGTAGTCACGTAAGTGCGCAAGAGCCCAGGAGTCAATGACGGAATATCCCTCAGTTGCGATTACTCGCTTCATGAGGGGAAACACATCACTGAAAGAGAGGTCAGCGAGTCCTATCCAAAACAGGCTAAGGTCACTGCGCGTCACCAGGTCTGGCCAGGAAGTAGATCCTGAAAGCATATCCTCTATCAAGCCCTTGTGTGTTGAAAATTGCCGGACATGATAGGTTATACCTTCCAGGGAGTATTTACCACCTGACTTTGAGAGGTGCCAATTTGCCCTAGAGACGAAAAGGTCTCTAAGAGCATGGCAAAACCTGAATTCGTAGCAGTGCGAGAGAGATTTACCGGCCATGTACTGATCGTCAGTCACGGCTTGGTTACAATTTGGGCGAGCGTTAAACTTTGCTAACACCTTGCCGATGATGGGTAGCATCACATGCGCTCTTTCGCCACGGGTAACCGGGACGAAGTGTTTTGACAAGAAGTGCATGCGATGCAGGCATGGTGACGTAGTCACCTTTGCTGTCATCTGAGCGGCAAGAGAAACTTGCTCGTAGTGGTGTGCGGCACGCCGCACTCTACGAGGTAGACCACAAATCATATCATCACCAAGCACGCAAACTGACGCGCCGGTAACCTTGTACCTGTGAGCCCAGGCATTGAATATAACCAAATTCCAAAACGAATTTCGGAATGTGGTATCTGTTGCACCTGTTGGCAACTGGTTTTCAACTATGGCGGACACGCCATACTTCGAATTGTAAGCTGAAAACTTATTAGTTGCCTTGTGCAGTCTGAGAAACCATTTCGGGCATCCCAATCTGGCCATCAACATGATCTCTAACTCGATCACGTCTCCGGGGTGTGTCGCATCATTACGCGAGAAATCGGCTTCCATGAAACTAGAATGACTCTTACGTTCCAGGAACTCAACGATATCTGGGGTATGTTGCTTGTAGGCCAGTTGGAAATCGAAAGTCTTAGGGTTGGTTTCGGTAGACTTGAACCGTTCCATTAGCTCCTTGAAGATCGGGCCACTGATCATGTTATAATAATCAGTGCCTTTAAAGATGATCCTCGGCGCCACCGTCTCATGCTCTTTGACGAGCGACTCTATTTTGGTGAACAGTTCCTTCCTACTGTAATCCGCAATCCTTTCCAGACCTTGTGTTGCGTATGCTTTCCTCATCCTTGCTTGCTTCTCTGAGTCGTACTGATTTAGCCATTCC